AAGATAAATTAACTAATGGCGATGACGGTACTCTTTCAATGTTTGGCTTTGTAATTCTTCAACAAACATAATATGCGTTTTTTACCTACCGTCATCGCCATAAATTGAGCACATTTGGCGGACTAGCGCGCAACTTGCATATTTTCAATACCGTCTTCACCAAATGATCATTTGGTGAAGACGGTACCTCCAACCCGTATTAAAGACGTGTGGTGTTTCTTATATATCCATGAAAAAAAAAATATTAAAATATTTTTTTTTCTTGGTGGTTATAAACAAAAATAAAATGGTTGTTTCTTCTTCAAATCTTACAACGGGTTTCATTGATCTCGCTACCTTTGATGAACTAGAGAAATACATGTACGGTGGTCCCGATGCGACCGCGTACTTTGTTCGCGCGACACGCAAGGCCACCTGGTTCACCCAGGTGCCTGTGGTGTTGAGCCGTGCGAGCGGTACTCCTGGTTTTGGCCAAGAGTGGTCCGTACAGATTTCTCGTGCAGGTGATTATCTGATGTACACGTGGCTGCGCCTACTCCTCCCTCCTATTGTCGCCGTTCCCGCCGTCGCCGCCAAACGCGAAGGCCGCGATGTGACCATCGATACCTATGTGTCCTGGTCTCCCAATGTGGCGCACAATATGATCCGCGAAGCGGCAGTGACATTCAATGATCTCGTCGCCGCCCGTTTCGATAACTACCAACTGGATTTCTGGAGTGCGTTCACCACCCCCGCCGGTAAACAGGTGGGCTACCTGAACATGATTGGTATGACTGATGACCTCATCACTCCTCGCAAGGCCCTCCCTGCCAAGGTGCTGAACCTGCCTCTCCCTTTCTTCTACTCCCGCGACAGTGGTGTGGCTCTCCCCACAGCCGCCCTTCCCTACAACGACATGCGCATCCAATTCTCTCTGCGCAACTACTTTGAGCTGTTGGTGTCCTGGGACCACATTACCTACCTGGACACAAACGAGAGCCTCGTGATCTCCCGCGTTCCCGTCCTCTCTGATTTCGGCACCACACTGCCCGAACTCAGCTCTGTGCAGGTGTGGGCGAACTACGCCCTGGTGTCCAATGACGAGCGTAAACGCATGGCCTGTGCCCCTCGGGATATTTTGATCGAGCAGGTCCAGACAGCCCCGATCCAGTCCTACAACCCCTTCCAGAACCCCAACCAGTCCTACGACATTCGTTTCTCCCACGCGGTCAAGGTGCTGTTCTTCAGTGTGCGCAACACCACGGTTCCTTCGTACTGGTCGAACTACACCACACGCGAGACCCTGTGTGTGGGCAAGGCCGAGGTGGACAACACCCTGCTGATCGACCAACACTTCCCCGGCAACGACCCCATCGCCGAGACCTCGCTCATCTACGAGAACACCCAGCGTCTCGCCAACATGGGCAGCGACTACTACTCGCTGGTCGAGCCCTACTTCGCGGCCCCCGTCATCCCCGTGGTGCCCGGCTACCACATGTACTCCTACTCTCTCGACTTCATCTGCCTGGATCCTATGGGAAGCACGAACTACGGCAAGCTCACAAACGTGAGCATCATCCCTACCGCGTCGGTAGAAGCCAGGTACGTCGCCGAGCCCAAGAACCTGATTGCGGGTGCCCTGGGCGCTCGGGCCGACAACGGAACACTGCCTCTGTTTGAGCGTGCTCAAACCTTCCAGTTCATTGTGACCGCGGTGAACAACAACATCATACGGATCAGTGGTGGCGCCCTGGGTTTCCCAGTCCTTTAGTGGAGGTTTTTCAGTATCAATTTCAAGTTGGCTTTATAAAAAAAATCAAACATATATTTTTTTCCGTACAACCTGAAAAAAATGAAATATATTTATGCGGGTTTCTCCAATAAATCAAACAGAACCAGAAATGACAAGATACCTCAATTTTTGCTCCAAATTGAAGGAGAACCAGATGACAATAAAGTGCTCGGAAGAAGAATTCGAATCTATGAAACTCGTCAAGTATGAATGTCCTAACGGGCACTTATCATCCTTATCGGCAGCGGCATTCATCAATAAAACCGCTCCATCGAATCGGGAGAAATTAGTTTCCATGTGCTCGGAATGTAATTCACGAGAGACCTATCGGAAACAGATTGTCGAGCGATTGGACGAGCTGGGATTCCGATTGATCGATTTTCAGAGGTCTGAATCGAATAGCGGTCTTATCGTGAAATATGCCTGCGTCTGCGGGAATAAATCATCGACAGACTTCCGGAACCTCAAGAAAAAGACACGTCAGGCGCATTGCATCAAGTGTCAGAATGACAAGAATAAGTCTCTGTATTCGGAAATCTCCAAGAATTTTAGTGATCGGGAGTGTGTCCTACTAACGCCCCAGTCGGACTATAAGAATAATAAACAATTGCTCGACTTCAAGTGTATATGCGGCAACGATTCCAAGATTGTCCTTCACGATCTTGTCCGGGGTCGATTATGTATAAACTGTAAGAGCGATCGATCGAGACAGACCAGCATGGAGAAATATGGGACAGACAACCCGTCCAAGTGTGAAGAGATTAAGAAAAAGATTGTCGAGACCATGAAAGAAAAGCATGGGGTGGAATACGCGCAGCAACATCCTGCGATACGAGCCAAGACCGATACGACGTGTATGGAAAAATATGGATATAAGCGGGCATTTTTACGCCCAGAGACCTTTGAAAAGATCCGCGCCACACATCTAAAGAAATATGGCGTCGAATTCCCATTACAATCACAAGAGATCCAAGATAAGATCAGTCTGGTATTCCAAGCAACCATGGGGGCATCTCGTCCATTCCTCTCGGAATCCTTCCTTCAGAAGATGAAGGAAAAATACGGGCATGAATGGTTCTGTTGTACCGATCGATACAAGGAAATCATGCTTGAAAAGTATGGTGTCGAGAATTACATCCAGTCCGATCATTGCAAAGAAATGATGATGGAGAAATATGGTTCTGAATACTTCATCCAGTCCAACCGGTACAAGGAAATCATGATGGATAAATACGGAGCCGAATCGCCGATGCAATGCCCGGAATTATTCCGTCTCGCGCAAAAGTCGTCATATTGCCGTCGATCCTATATATGTCCGGATGGAAAAACCTTTATGGTTCTCGGGTACGAGGACAAGGCGCTCGATGAACTCTTCAGAGAAGAGGAAATCGATGTGATCTATGCAGGAGAAGATGAGAGGATTCCCATATTTTCATATATCGACAAGGCGGGGAAGGAACATAAATATTACCCCGACATTTACATCCCCGATCAGAATCGCATCATTGAGGTCAAGAGTATATATACATATAATAGAGATCGCGAAAAGACATTATACAAGGCATTAAAGGTGAGCGAGGATCATCTCTTCGAACTCCGGCTCTACAATAGTAAGAAGGAGATTGCCGAGGTATTGGAGTGCAGGAATGGGATCTTTTATTCTCACACACAAGGATTGCTTGAACTCGGCAAGGAATATAAAATATAATCATACCGTAGACGCAATAAATTAATTTGTACACAAATTAATTTATTGCTATATCGGTCCGTCATTATACGCCTATGAGTTCATTGTTCTTTAATTAAAGGCATTGAAAATAATGGCTATTTTCAATAGCCATTATTTTCAATAAATTAAATTAAAAACAAATTAACTTATGGCGATGACGGTATATTCATGAATGTCATTGTGGGTGGCGATCCATCCCGTAGCGACATGCCTTCCACATGATGAACACTGTGGGAAAATCTTTTCTTGCAAGATTTTTATTTCTTTTTCCAACTCGCGGACCTTGCCCGTTATGTATTTTATCTCCTTTTCATACATTTTCTTTTGTTCCACGAGTTGTTCCATTTGTGTCAAGAGTTCTGTCATTTTATTCCTCCCTATGGATTGTGGTAAAAATTATCACTTTTTATACACATACTCTTTTACATCCAAGAAAACCTTGCGAGACGGCAGAAAATGTGACGACGACCACTTTTTTTTGTTTCATGATGATTAGAAAATGGAGCAAAACGAATTGACGAT